CACGTGGAGCTCGCCGCTCGCGTTGCCCAGTAGCGCGAGTTGCCGGCGTTGGTCACATTCACGCAGTTAGTAGAGGAGCCGCTCGTCACGGACGCCAGCCAGTACCAATCAGGAGAGCCGCCTTTCTTGTCGCATTTGATACGGTTGCGGCGGTCTTTGTAGTATTCGATCTGTGGGTATGTGTCGTCGCCAGAATAGCAGCAGTTTCCGAACATTTCCGACTCGGTAGGTAAAAAGAGACGGCAGCGGAATGTCTCGCCGTTTTCCTGAGTTCTCTCAACCTCAGCAATAACAGCGCGAAGCTCCTCCGGCAAATTGTTGAATACGGTCTCGTTGAGGTGTTTCTTGACGTCAGAAGCGGAGAAGCCGCCGGCGTTGCGATTATTTTCGTTGTATGGAACCTCTGCCTGCAGGCAGTCTTTACTCTCAAAACGAGCCCAGCCGTCGCCCATGTCTACAATAACGAGATCCATTTCCTCGCCGTCGAGCGTCTGCTCTGTTACAATGTCGCCGACTCTGAGGCCGCTTTCGTTGTTTCTGATTTTCTGGGCCAATTCTTCCCAGTTGATTGCTTTTTCTGTGGTTACGATCTGTGTTAATGTTGCCATGATGTGATCCTCCTATTTATTTTTTAATCTCCGCATAAAAGCGGTGGTTGTTAATGGTTAATACATAGCGCTGCGACTCGTGGAAGTCGCTCGACACTCTGTCCGGGTTGTAAAAATATTTGATCGGCTCCGTGGTTGCTATGAGTCCGAAGTCAAAGACATAAGTCACGGCCAGAAGGGCCTCGTCAGTAGGTTCCGGCCTGCTTTTCGCGTAAGAGTAGCGGACTGCTGCCTCTGGCGGCCTGATCCCGTCGTCCTCGCTGGCCTGCAGCAAGCATTGACAAATTGCAATTTTTCCGGCCAGAGGTTCGCCTGCTGCCTCTGCGGTGACTATTTGGGCCACCTCATAGCGCTCGGCGTCTGTTAGTGGGTACCTAACCTCAAAACCAGCCTCAGCGGCCCACGCATTTGCAAGACTCTCCATGTCAATGAGCTGCGGCTCACCGTCTGCCGTCATATATATGGCAAAATATCCGGTTTCCGGTGCCTCCGTTGGGGTAGTGGTTGTTTCTTCGGTTTGTCCCGCTGCCTGAGTTTCTGCCTCTGTGTCTCCGGTTCTTGTTGCGATAAATAGCACAACAAAAACCAAAAGCAACAGAGCAACAACCGCGAGAGCTCTGCGCATGTATAAAATGCGGAGCCTTCTCGAGTTTTTCCACTTTCTTTTTTTGCGCTTTCGTGCTATAATTTGTCTGTGATCTTCGTGTTTTGGGACGGACTCAGGCGAGAGCGCCGTCTCCTTCTTCGCGGTCACTGGGGCTGGACGTTCTGGGCGTCTGGCCCTTTTAAATTCTTCAACATTCTGCATTTTTCTGTATGCCTCCTTTTGGCTCGTAGTTTCTAAGCTCGCAGAGCGCGATCGTGAAGTCTGAAAAAGCGAGTTGTTTCACTAAGTCAGCCACCAACAAGGCGCGGTACCAGCCGGAGCGGTACGTCTCGGCGTCCTCGGGTTGTGTTTCTATTGCGCGCTTGAGCTTTTTGTCTGCATAGGACTCGGCCCTCTGCATTTCATTCTCTGGGACAGTCTGGCCCAGCAATTCAAAAACCGCCTCGCGGCTGTATTCGTCGCTCATTTGGTGCCTCCTATTTATCTTTCTTATTTCCTCCGTTTTTGGCGTTGTAGCTGAGAATTACCAGCGTTACGCAAATAATAATTGTAATAATTACGCCGTCGCTCATTGCGCGGATCCTCCTTCCTTTAAGTCTGGCAGCCTGCAGCCGAGCTTGTACGACTGCGGCAAGTATGTGAGCTGGTTCAATTTCCGGCCGGTGACTCCGTATCTCGGGTTGTAGCCTATTAAGTCGATGTAGTCCTCCAGATCGTCCCGCTCCGCGGCCATTGCTTTTGTTACCTCGTAAAGTGCGAGCACGTCGTCGATCGCTCTGTGGCTGTTTTGTACGCTCCCGGTGAGGCCGTAGTGCTCAATAGCAGCCTCCAACTTGTGAGGATATGCTGCGCGGTCCTTGTATACCGTCAGAGAGTCCAAAGCTCGCAATTTTGGAGCTTTCGGAACCATGCCGCAGCGTTTGAACATTTCCAGAGTGAAAAGCAGGTCAAATTGTATATTGTGAGCTACCAGCAGCACCTCGCTGTCGCTGTGGATCATGTTGCAGAATACCCTGCAGGCTTCTTTATACGGGATCCCGCGCTGTGCGAGCATGTCGTCGGTGATGTGTGTCAATTCGACGATCTTCTCCGGTATCTTTTCGCCCTCTGGCAATTTGCAGAAGGTGTCAATTTTGAGCTCTATGCCTTTTTCTGTTACCAGAGCGGCCGCCAGCTCGATGATCTGATCCTTTTCAGGATCGAGGCCGGTCGTCTCTGTATCGAAAAATATAATTTTCTTAAATCGCCGCAGTAATGCCTTCACGCTCCAGCACCTCCTTCGCAACGAATAGCTTTTCGGTGGCCGGCACGGTCTTATTTTGGTTCATGGTGCGGCTCACAGTATGGATCCAAACCGGTGCAAAATCTTCCGGCGCTTCCTGCTCACTCACGAGCACAATATTGTCACGGCTCCAGAGTCTTGCAATGTTCCAGAGTTCTGAGTGGTCGAATGGTTCGACGCTTTTGTATTGCTTCGTGTTGGCGTATGGTGGATCCAGATATATGACGCAGCGCTCCGGCTTCCATGCGCGGTAGTCTTTATGTAAGAAAAGCACACCTTCCAGATCTTTGCGCTGGGCCTCAATGTTTCGGCGTCCTTCGTCCTGATAATCTCGGAGCCCTCCGGTTGTCTGTGTCTTTCCCGAAAAGCCGCCGTCGAAAAATCGGCCATTATATGAGGCCACAAAACCAACATAGCCGACATACCACTCAGGATATGCGTCACGGTTTGCTCGTACTGCTGCGTATTCTTCGCGCTCTATGTAGCCCGGCAATTCGCCGCCGCTTTGAACGTGTTGCAGTAGGGCGATCAGGTATTTATTGCAATCGCTCGCAATGCGCTGGGGTGCCTCGATCTTGTCGATGATGTTGCAGCCTCCGCAGAATGGCTCGAGATATGTCTCGAAGCCGCTGCGGTTGATCTGGTCCTGAATAATTGGCACTATGTAGCGAGCGACTTTTGTCTTGCTTCCCATGTATTTCATGTAGCTGCTGCCTCCTTTCTGAGTTCTCTTTGTTTTTTCCAGTTTTCGTAGTCAGCCCGGACGGCAGGATCCTCAAAAATTGCGGCCATGCCGTGAAGTATTGCCCGACATAGAGCGTCGCTCTCGTTGGTCGGTATAGCCTCGAGGTTGACGATGAGCTTTTCCGGGGTTCTGGTACCCACTATTTTGAGAGTTTTCATTGCTATAAGTTCGCTCCTTCCTCTGTGTTGTCTCACACACCGGGCAAATATAGCCTTCCGGTGGAATAACCGCCAGAGTGCTGAGCTGCCAATCTTTACCGCATACGCGGCAAATCGCTGTTCTGGCCGGCGTTCGTTTGTTTCTCATTGTCCTGCTGCCTCCCTTCGTCGTCGCGTTCCTTGTCGCTTTCGCAGGTGCAGCGTTCTCCGGCGTCAAGTGCGGCGCCGCATATATCACACACATAAGGCCATGTCATTGCTATGGTCCCTCCTCCTCGTCGCTTGGTTCTGCGTCGTCCTCCGAGCCCTCTGTCAAAAGCGGCAGGAGCTCCCGGGCTTTTCTTGCAGCCTCGCGGTTTATTTTGCTTCTGTATTTCTTGCGGATCCGGTACTTTTTGTGGTGTTCTGCCATATACCACCAGCGGCGGTTGTTGCACCAGAGGCGATCCACGACGTCGCGCGCCCATTTCGCGAGCTTACGGGCCAACTTTGTGAGCCAGTCAAGCACCGGTTTGAATGTCTCGGCCAGAGCGTCGGCAAGCTGCTGGAATGCTTCGTTGAGCTTTTCCAATTCCTCCTGCGGATATGGATCCGGCAAAATTGGCACCGCGTCCAGTTCTGGGACTCTCGAGAGAAGCGCGGCACCTATGTGCACCGGTGGAATGTTTATAACAATTCGGCCGAAGCCCTCGGCTGCTTTCAATAGTTCCTGCGCGCTCATTCCGAGGCGACTCTGTGTGTTGTATAGTAAAAAGAGACTTGTCTCAGCGTCGCGCTCATGCTGGCGAACGTAGCGCAGGATCCGGTTTTGGTACTTCTTGCGGATCCGGCTCTTTTTGTGGCGCGTGTAGTGGATCCATTTTTTCGGAATGTATGAGGGGTAAAAATTATTTTTCATTTATGCGCCCTCCCTTGCGGCTTCTTTGAAGTCGTCCAGAGAAAGATCGAGGGCAATGCACAATTTCACAAGCTCGTCGGCTTTTAACTTTCTTTTGCCGTTTAAGCTCCTTCCCAGAAGGTCGTTGCTTATTCCGGTTTTATTTGACAAATGCGTGATTGTTGTGCCTCGATCCTCGACTCTTTTGCTGATTACTTCAACGATTGTACTCATGTCATTTCCTCCTTCCTCGTTAAATAATAGATTGATTTGTGGCTTGTCTACGATTTCGAGACTACGGTCATTATAATCTACCATTTCGAGACTGTCAAGACATTTTATAGATTTTTGTCTCGAAAATGTAGATAAAATTCTTGAAACCGTCTTTTTTCTATGGTATATTGAGCGTGGAGGTGATATAATGAAAAAGGACATAGCTGCTCACATGGCTGCAACTTTGAAGATGTACCGCGAAAGCGTCGGGCTTACTGTTTATGAAGTAGGCGAAAAAATAGGGAAAAGCGGCAAGACTGTGAGTGCATGGGAAAACGGCAGAGGAAAACCCGACGCCGACACTTTTCTGGTACTTTGTGAGCTTTATCACGTCGAAAGTGTGGGTGTATTTTACGGGGAGGAGGTTGACGCGGCTGCTGAGCTGATACCAGAGGAAAGAGAAGTAATTGAGCTCTGGAGAAGTTTGAACGAAGTCGGCAAGAGCGCCGTCCTCTCAGTAATGAAAAATCCAGATTTTCAAAAAGACGTTACAAGAAAAACGGCAATATAATCATTGTAGATTTTTCGCAAAAGCCTCCAAAGTGGTGAAAACCACAAAAACCCGGTCGGAGCCCAGAACCCCGGCCGGGGCATTTCAAATAAAACGCGAAGGAGTGATTTGTCTATGGGTATGAGATTTAGAAAAAGCAAGAAGATCGCGCCGGGTGTTCGCCTGAACCTGAGCGCAAAAAGCGCAAGCATATCAATCGGCCCGAAGGGATTTAAGAAAACTTTTAGTACCAGCGGCCGCACAACAACAACGGTGGGGATCCCGGGTACCGGTCTTTCATATTCCACAAGTAAGAAAATGGGATCGCCCACTGCACGCAGCACTCAAACGGTGCCTGCTGCCACACCGGTGCGCTCAGAGAAAAGCAAGGCGGTGGCGTTGTTACTTTGTGTGTTCTTGGGCTTCTTTGGTGCTCACCGTTTTTATGTTGGTAAAGTCGGTACCGGTATTCTTTGGATCTTTACCGTCGGAGGCATGGGCTTCGGTTGGATTGTGGATCTTGTGTTGATATGCTGCAATAAATTCACCGACAAAAGCGGCGCCGTGCTCGGTCTGAAGGTTTTGGAATATACCAGACGGCCGTCCGGCGAGCTCGCAGAGGCTTCTCTTGAAACTCAGGCGCAGGCCGCAGCCGAAACAGCTCAACAATATGGCTATGAGGTAATAAATAGCCGCAAGGAGCAGGAATAATGTCGGAAAACAAGAAGATCGCAAAGAAACACGCCGCCGGCGATATTTCCGACGGTGTAGAGCCATTACGAGCGGTCATTTATGCCAGATACTCCAGCAGCGGCCAGCGTGAGGAGTCTATCGAAGGGCAGCTTCGTGAGTGTTACGACTTCGCAAAGAAACACGGCATTATTGTCATTGGCGAATATATCGACAAGGCAATAACTGGACGTGTGGACCGGCGCCCGGATTTCCAGAGAATGATCCGGGATAGCGACAAGGGCCGGTTCAACTGTGTGCTCATGTGGAAAATGGACCGTTTTGCTCGTAACCGCTACGACTCGGCAATGTATAAATACAAGCTCAAAAAGAACGGGATCCGCATATTTTACGCAAAAGAGACGATCCCGGACGGGCCCGAAGGTATTATTCTCGAGTCAGTAATGGAGGGCTACGCTGAGTATTACAGCGAAAACCTCAGCCAGAACGTAAAGCGCGGCAATTATGACAGCGCTCTGGAGCTCAAAACACTCGGCAGGACGTGTCTCGGTTTGAAAACTGGGCCAGACGGCCGCTATATGATAGATCAGGCAGAGGCGGCCATTGTGCGCCGCATATTTGAGGAATACGCAGCCGGTGAGCGTGCGAAGGATATTTACGAGCGACTAAACGCTGAAGGCTACCGCACGAGCCGCGGCGGTAAATTCAACAAAAACAGCCTGCGGCGTATATTATCAAACAAGAAGTATATCGGGATCTATGAATACGAGGACATATACGTCGAGAACGGGATCCCGGCCATAATTACAGATCGGGAGTTGTTTGACAAGGTGCAAAAAATGTTAAAAATAAACCACGACGCGCCGGCCAGAGGCAAGGCGCAAAACTTCCTGCTCACAACAAAATTATTTTGTGGGCTCTGCGGCGCTCCTATGGTTGGAGACGGAGGCACAAGCCACACCGGCCGGGCATACGCTTATTATTCCTGCACAACAAGGAAAAAGACGCGAGGCTGCCGCAAAGAAACGGTACCGAAGGACTGGATCGAAAATCTGGTGGTTAATGAGCTTGTGAAGATATTGCACAATGACGAGTTAATCGAGGAAATTGCCGATCGTGTTATGGAGTACCAGCAAAGAGAGAAAGACGACTCCGGGCTGCATGCTCTGGAGATTAGAAAGAAAGAAAACGAGAAGGCAATCAGTAATATGCTCGCAGCCATTGAGGCCGGTATCATTACGCCGAGCACAAAGACTCGACTCATGGAGCTGGAAGCTGATCGCGTGGACATTGAAAAAGGAATAGCTCGGGAGCTTCTGGCAGAGCCAGAGTTTGAGCGGGATCAAATTATTTATTTTCTTGAGAGGTTCCGCTCTGGTGATATTAAGGACGAGGAATACCGGATCGCTCTCGTTGACACTTTTCTCAATTCGGTGTATTTGTACGACGACGATCACCTCGTTTTGGTGATGAATTACTCCGGCGAGCATTGTAAGGTAAGCCTGCAGCTCGTGGAGGGTGCACTTGCCGGCGCTGAAGGTTCAGCTTTCGCGCCGTCGGGCGCATTGGAGACGTTGTTTCAACGTCTCTTTTTTTTATTTATAAAACGCATTAAAAAAAGAGCAGTCCCTCACGGACTGCTCCTTGTTTTTTACTTCTTCTTATTTCCGAATCCAAATTTTTTGAAGGCCCCAAAGATGGATTCTCCTTCACCGGAATCCTCTTCTTCATATTCCTCTTCGCCGGCTGCAAGCTGTGCTTCTAATGCACGTTGCTG